GTGGCCTGAGTTCTTTGACATGGAAGCACTGGAGCGGACAAAGGCTTCAATGCCTGTGTTCCAGTGGAACGCGCAGTATCAACAACAGCCGACCGCAGAAGAAGCCGCGCTGATTAAACGTGAATGGTGGCAGATGTGGGGTGGTGAAGAGCCGCCTCCCTGCGAGTACGTCATCATGTCTTTGGACGCCGCCGCAGAAACTCACAACCGTGCTGACTATACGGCGCTGACTACGTGGGGCGTGTTCCTCAACGAGGAAACCGAGGGGTACAACATCATCTTGCTGAACAGTATTAAGGATCGGTTTGAGTTTCCTGAGTTGAAGAACCTCGCGATGGAGGAGTACAACGACTGGGAACCCGATGCGTTCATTGTGGAGAAGAAGTCTGCGGGCACCGCGCTCTACCAAGAAATGCGACGGATGGGTCTGCCTGTACAGGAATACACACCGCACCGTGGGACGGGAGATAAACTTGCACGTTTGAACTCAGTATCTGATATTGTTGCATCAGGACTGGTCTGGGTACCTCCGACACGTTGGGCTGAAGAAGTTGTTGAGGAGATTGCTGGGTTTCCATTTGCGAGTCACGATGACTTGGTGGATAGCACGGTGATGGCCTTAATGAGATTTAGGCAAGGAGGGTTCATTCGATTGCCTACGGATGAACCCGAAGAAATACAATATTTCAGACAACGCCGAGGCGGGTACTATTAAGAGGTAAGCTATGGCTATTGAGAAAGGGTTGTACTCCGCTCCAGAGGGTATAGATGAAGAACTGCTGGAAGGCGAGGAAGCTGAAAGCGCGATTGAGATTGAGGTCGTTGACCCTGAAGCGGTGATGATTGATGCGGATGGCATTGAGATTGCGTTGGTACCAGACGAAGGAATAGACGAGTTTGTTGAGTTTGATGCGAACCTCGCAGAACACCTCGACGAGGCCGTGCTGAATGAGCTATCAGAAGAAGTGTTGGGGCTGGTTGAAGCCGACATCGATAGCCGGAAAGAGTGGGCGGATACGTTTGTTAAAGGACTCGATGTACTTGGATTTAGGTACGAGGAGCGCACAGACCCGTGGGAAGGGGCGTGCGGAGTCTACTCGACAGTCCTTGCGGAAGCCGCAATTCGATTCCAAGCTGAAACAATGTCTGAAACGTTTCCAGCAATGGGTCCGGTTAAGACAAAGGTGCTTGGTGAGGAAACAAAAGAGAAGCTAGAAGCGGCGACACGTGTCAAGGCTGATATGAACTATCAGCTAACTGAGAACATGGTTGAGTATCGCCCAGAGCACGAACGCCTCCTTTATAGTCTAGGTCTCGCGGGTTCCGCCTTTAAGAAGGTGTATTTTGATCCGAACATGGGTCGCCAGATGGCGGTCTATATTCCAGCAGAAGACGTTATCGTGCCTTACGGCGCCTCACACATTGAGACCGCAGAGCGCGTGACTCACGTCATGCGGAAGACAAAGAATGATATTGCCAAGCTCCAAGCAAGCGGGTTCTACCGCGAAGTAGACCTCGGTGATCCACAAGTTTTTCACACAGATATCGAGAAGAAAAAGGCCGAAGAAGGCGGGTTTACCCTGACTGACGACGACCGTTATGCAGTCTATGAAGTTCATGCTGACCTGATTATTGATGGGTTGGATGAGGAAGACGGAAGCATCCAGATCGCAAAGCCTTACGTTCTGACTATTGAGTGTGGCTCTGGTGAGATTCTTGCGCTACGCCGCAACTGGAACCCTGACGACCCATTGATGCTGAAGCGTCAGCACTTCGTCCATTATGTCTATGTGCCGGGGTTTGGGTTCTACGGCCTTGGTTTGATTCACATTATTGGCGGCTATGCCCGCGCAGGCACATCGCTGATTCGTCAGTTGGTCGATGCAGGTACGCTGTCTAACTTACCGGGCGGTCTGAAGTCTCGTGGACTTCGCATCAAGGGTGACGATACGCCGATTGAGCCGGGTGAGTGGAAGGACGTGGACGTGCCGTCAGGTAGCATCCGTGACAACATCATGCCACTTCCTTATAAGGAGCCGTCACAGACACTCCTCGCGTTGTTAAACCAGATCACGAACGAAGGGCGTCGTCTGGGTGCAATCAGTGACATGAACATCAGTGATATGTCCGCTAACGCCCCTGTAGGTACAACGCTGGCTTTGTTAGAGCGTACGTTGAAGCCGATGGCGGCGGTACAGGCTCGTGTTCACTTCGCGATGAAGCAAGAGTTCAAGATGCTCAAGGAGATCATGGCGGAGTATGCACCGGCTGAGTACGAGTATGAGCCAGTCAAAGGCGAAATAACTGCACGTCAGGCCGACTACGCGATGGTCGATGTGATCCCCGTCTCTGATCCGAATAGCTCAACAATGGCGCAACGCGTTGTGCAGTACCAAGCGGTACTCCAGATGGCGCAGTCTGCACCACAGATTTATGACCTGCCTCAGTTACATCGTCAGATGATCGAGGTGTTAGGTGTGAAGAACGCAGATAAACTTGTTCCTACAAAGGACGACGCGAAACCGACCGATCCGGTCAGCGAGAACATGGATGCCCTTGTCGGCAAGCCGATCAAAGCATTTATCTACCAAGATCACGATGCACATATCGCGACCCACATGGCGTTTATGCAAGATCCGATGGTTGCTCAGCTTATTGGGCAGAATCCACAGGCGAAACAGATTATGGCGTCCTTGCAGGCACACATCGCGGAACACCTTGGGTTCAACTACAGAAAACAACTGGAAGAAAAACTCGGAGTGCCCCTCCCAGCCCCGAACGAAGAACTTCCAGAAGACATCGAGGTTCAGTTGTCTCGCCTCGTTGCACAGGCAGGACAGCAACTTACACAATCTCATCAGAAAGAAGCCGCACAACGTCAGGCTCAGCAACAAGCGCAAGATCCGATGGTTCAGTTACAACAAGCTGAATTGCAGATCAAGCAGGCTGAAGTTCAACGGAAAGCGGCTAAAGATCAGATGGATGCTCAACTCAGACAAGCTGAATTGGCGCAGAAAGCCGCTAAGAACGAAGCTGACCTTGAGATTGATCGCGCAGAATTGGTGATAGACGCCAAGAAAGAGGGAGTCAAGATGAAGAATCAGAAGGAGCTTGATAACCGCAAGCTGAAAGCTGAACTTCTTAAATATGGCTCTGGAGGAAATAACCGTTAAGGAAGCTAATTATGGCTAAAACCGTCTTTGACGTGCTTAAAGATAAATTACAGGATCAGATTGATTCTGCGACTGAGTTCCTGAAGGCCGGAGGGCCGAAGGACTACCCTCAATACAGGGAAGCGTACGGCTTAATTCGAGGTCTAGAAGCCGCACAGCAACATATCGAAGACCTTGCGAGAGCGCATATGGAGAGTGATTTCAATGACTAACGCCGCAGAGAAAATAGAAGTAACAGACGAAGAATTTGAATTACAACTGCCTAAACCTGTCGGATACCGCCTTTTGGTGGCAATGCCTGAAGTTGAACAGACTTTTGGGGATTCTGGCATCTTAAAAGCAGACTCAACAAAGCATCAGGATTACATTACGTCCATTATTGGGTTGGTTGTTGACGCAGGTGAGCAAGCCTACGCCGATAAAGAAAGATTTCCAAATGGTCCTTGGTGTAAGGTCGGTGATTATGTTGTGTTCCGTATGAATACAGGAACTCGTTTAAAGGTTAACGGAGTCGAATATCGTTTGATGAACGATGATTCTATCGAAGCCGTTGTCAATGATCCGCGTGGCATAACGCGTGCGTAAGGAAATTAAATTATGGGATTTCAAAAAGTTGAATATAACTTTCCTGATGAGGAAGGTAAAAAGCCAGACATTGAGATTGAAGGATCTAGTGCAATCGAGATTGACTTGTCTGGAAAGCCTCAACCTGAAGCAGAGAATGAGGCGAAAGTTGAATCTGTTGAATCTAAAGGTCACGACGATGATGGTGACTATGAGATTGAAGTGGTTGACGATACGCCTAAGAAAGACAGAGGACGTAAGCCTTCCGAACCACCTGCGGATGTTACTGACGAAGAGCTTGAGGAATATTCTGAAAAAGTTCGCAAGCGCATACAGCATTTTAGTAAAGGCTATCACGACGAGCGTCGCGAAAAAGAAAAGGCATTACGTGAGCGTCAAGAGTTAGAGCGACTTGCACAGCAACTTGTTGAAGAAAACAAGAAGCTCAAGGGCACAGTTGGTAAAAACCAAACAGCATTACTAGAACAAGCAAAACGAAACGTAGATTCTGATCTGATAAATGCTAAAAAAGCATATAAAGATGCATATGAAGCTGGTGACTCAGATGCTGTTCTTGAAGCACAAGAAAAATTAACAGAAGTTAAGCTCAGAGCCGAACGCATAAACAATTTCAAATTACCAGCTTTACAGGAAGCAGAGACTCCTGTACAAAACGAAGTATCAGATACGCCCGCCCCAGCGGTTACTCCTGATGAACGTGCGATGGACTGGGCCAGCCAGAATACGTGGTTCGGATCAGATGATGAAATGACAAGTTTTGCGCTGGGGTTGCATAATAAACTTGTCAAAGAGGGCTTAGACCCTAAGAGTGATGACTACTACGAGAAAATTGATTCTCGTATGCGGCAAGTATTCCCCGACCAGTTTGAGGATTACGAGCCTGAACCAGAGGCAGAAAAGCCAAGAAGGCAGTCAAATGTGGTTGCACCCGCTACGCGGAGCACATCACCTAAGAAGGTGAAACTAACGCAAACACAGGTGAATCTTGCTAAAAGGCTTGGAGTTCCACTGGATTTATAC